TCCAGCTGGATCGCGCCGCCGCTCACGCGGACCGCTGGCTTGACGATCCCGTCGGCGACCACCGAGACGTTGCGTCCTTCGAGGTGATCGAGCCCAGACCAGGTGTCGGTTGGCGGATCGGCCGCTCCGGTCAGCGCCGCATCGAGCTGGATCGCGTCCTCCAGCACCTCCAGGAAGTGCCCGCCATCGCGCTCGACGACGAGGTAGACGTAGGGGTCGATCACCGCGATCGCGCGCGCCTGCCCATCCGTCGTCACGCTGGACCAGGCGGTCACCTTCTCGCTGCGGTACTGGGTGAGAACCGCCAGGCTGCCGTCGCCTTGGACGCAGTACAAAAGACGTTTGGACGGCTGGTAGTCGAGCTCAACGACATCGCTGACCAGGTGCTTGGCAAGCAACGTCAGATCGTCGGTGAGGTAGGCGCCATCGACCTCCGAGTAGTTGAACTCGTTCAGCCGGTCGCCGGTGCGCCCGACGAACACCGTGGCGCCGTCGATCACCTTGGGCGCGGTATAGCGGTCACTGCGCGAGCCCACGCGGGTCTGGCGCTTCACCTGGATGCTGGTCGGCGTCAGCGGATCGCCGGTGACGCGCCACTCCCCGCCGCTGGTGAACACCTGCAGATCGCGCCCGGACAACAGCCCCCGCACGGCGTTCACCTGATCGCTCAGCAGTTCGAAGTCGATCGCCTCGTCGTCCAGCCCGGTGCCGGGATCGAAGTTGAACAGATCGTCCGTCTTCGACAGGAAGATCCGGTTGGGAAGCGTCCGGCCGCCGCCCAGGACGAGCCGGTTCTGATGGAAGGCGGGGATCGCCGGCCAGCCGGTCGCCACCGAATAGGCCGCCTCGGTCCAATCCGCGGTCGGCTCGCCGGACGCCAGGTCGACCTTGATGTCGGCATCCACCTTGCGCGCGTCGACCACGTTGACGATCAGTGCCTCCCCGGCGTGCACGCGCAGCCGGGCCGATTGGTGATCTGCGGTGAAGTGATCGGCGCTCGCCGTAAAGCGGACCGCGGTGCCGGTCGTGGCGGCCGCCGCGAGCGTCACCTCCGGCGCCGCCACCTTGGCGTGCGGCACCATATGACGGGCACCCACCTGGGCGAACTTCATCTGCTCGATCGACCAGATCCCCGCGCCGTCACGCGTGATCAGCCGCGGCACCGAGCTCGGGTGCGTCACGATCAGGGTGTCCGCGCTCTGCACCCAGGCAAGTTCGGGCAGCGTGCCCTGTTGCCAGGGCGCGGCGATGTTGCCGACGATCAGCTGGCCGTCCTGGTAGACGTCCAGGCGGAAGTTGCTGAAGGCCAGCACGTAGACTTGGTGGACCGAGAACTCGAACGGGATCAGCCGCGCCGGCCCCGGCAGTTCCGCCAGGAACTGCAGGCCCGGCCGCCGGGATACGCCGCCGGTTGGGTGCAGCGTCACGTTGGTGAGCTTGCGCGCGCCGTTCTCGTAGGCGCGCAGGTCGCCGCGGCCGAGCAGCAGCGGATCCAATTCGCCGCCGGTGAAGTTGGTCTTGTAGACGTGCTGACGCGTCATCGCCCGCGCGCCTCGATCAGCGGGAAGTCCTCGATCGCCGCGGGCGTCTCCTGCTGCGCGTCGATCTGCCGGGCGCGCTGATAGGCCTGCTCCGCCAGCCGGCCCAGCGCCTCGGCCCGGCTGGTGCTCTCGGTCACCGGCAGGCAGAACTCGGCCGCCAGGCGCGCGACCAGCGCCTGGTCGAAGAACGGCGGGAAGTCGCCCTCGCGCGGGCGGTAGAGGTAGGTCAGCACCAGCTGGTCGACGTCGGCGTGCACGCGGCGCTCGGCGATCCGGTAGGCGATCCCACGCCCGCGCGTCGCCGTGCCGGCGGACAGCGCGCGCAGGAAGTCGGGCGGCAGCTGGAAAGCGTGCGCGAAGTCGGCGACCGGCTGGGCGGCGAGCCGCGGCAGACGCGCCTGCGCGGTGGCGAAGCTCCAGGGGTGCGCGGACAGCAGCGCGTCGCGCAGGCCGCCGTAGAGCGTGCGGCAGACGCGCGCCTCCGGCGTGGTCTCCTGGAAGCTGGCGATCGGCTGGGCGCCCAGCGCGATCAACGCGCGCGCACACAGCTGGACGGCGGAAGACGCCATGAGCGGGGGTCCTTCGGGGCTGGCGGGGATGGATCGCGTGTCGGACCGCGGATGCCGCGGGCACCCTCCTCTCCCTGTCCCTCTCCTCCCAGTGGAGGAGAGGGAACCCACCGAGGCATCTGACGAACTTGCCAAGAGCCGTTTGGGCAGCTCTAGCAGCTCGTCCCCTCGCCTCCATTGGGAGGAGAGGGCGAGGGAGAGGAGGGACCACGGCCCTCGGCGCGAAGCGAAGGCGCGGGACGCTAGTCGGTGTCGCTCGCGCCCACCGCCGTCATGTCGGCGGCGTCGACCACGCCGGCGGCGTTCGACTTGATCACGAACAGGCCGGCACCGGGGGTGCCGTCGGTGTCGACGTTGGCGATCACGATGTCGCCCGCGCGCAGCATCTCCGCGGCGGCGTCGAAATAGCCGGCGGTGTCGACGACCGTGGCGGCGTCGACGGTGGTGTAGTGCCACAGCGTGAAGCCGTTGGCGTAGGCGAGAACGCTCAGGTTGCGTGCCTGGAATGCCATGAAAGGGACCTCCTTTACGCTTCCAGGCAGCGCATGGTGACGACGCCCTCGGCGTCGATCAGGCATGCACCCTGGGACATCATGTTGTTGACGAAGTGCGATGCGCGATCGCCGTGCCAGGAGATGTCGCTGGTCACGTCCGAGCCGGAGGCGTGGCCGACCGCGGTCTTGTGGTACCAGTGGCACTGCCGCACACCGGCGGTCAGGGTCAGTCCGGAATGCGGGATCCACAGCGTACCCAGCCAGCGCTTGGCCTGCGTGCCCTTCCACGGCAGTTCGGCCTCGCCGACGTAGTCGGCGTTGGCGAACTCCTGGATGTCGAGCAGTTCCGACCACTGCTTCCAGCCGATCACCGCGAAGCGGTCGCCGTCGTCGGGCACGTCCGCGCCGCCCAGCATCTCGAAGGCGGTCAGGATCTTGGCCTTGGTCAGGCCGTCGGTGTCGGCGCCGGCGTAGTTGGTGGAGCCGTTCAGCCCGGCCAAGATCAACTCGTCGGTCTTGCGCCCCAGTGCGTAGGCGCCGGCGTTGGCGACCACCATCCGCTCGTCGATGTTGATCTTCAGCTCGTCCAGCTTGTCGACCCAGTCGCCGGCGTAGAAGTCGGCGAGCTGGCATTCGACCGGCGTGTGGTCGAGCGACATCACCGGCACCTTGCCGTGCCGGGCCTTGCTCGAGGCGGCGCCCTTGCCGACCTTCTGGAAGGTGGTGGTGGCGCCCTTGATGTTGGACTTGCTGCGCACCGTCTGGCGCAGCTTGGAGCCCTGGCGCTGGTAGGCCGTGTGCACCTCGCTCTGGAAGTGCTTGATGAAGGCCTGGTCGACCTGTTGGGACATGGTCTGTTTCGTCTCTCTCGTGCGGTTGTCGGGGATGGCTCGACCCGCGCGCCCGGTTGTCGCCTGTCGGGGCGGCCGTGCGCGGGCGGACGCGCGCCGCCGGCCCGCGGTCCCTTGGGGACGGCGCGGGTTGTCGGCGGTCGCGGCAAACGGGGGGACGGAAGGCCGCCGGCGCCGCGCGGCCGGCGGCCGGCCGGGGAGGGAAAACCGGAGCGGCGCGCGGCCTCGCCCCCCGCGAGGGGATCGAGGGCGTGCCGGCGGCCCTCCGTCGTCCGCGGGTTCGCGCCGCAACCCATGGCGGCCGCGACCCCCGCGTCTCTGTCGGTGAGATCTGAGAGCCAGGAGCGAGGAGCGAGGAGGGAGGAGCGAGTCGGGCACGCACTACCGATCCCCCTCCTCGCAAGAAACTACGGCGTCAGCACGGCTTGGGCGAGCACCCGGGGAACGCGATACCACCACTGCGGGTTTCGTCCGACAGGGTCGCGCGAAGCGCGGTGGAAAACTCCACTGGGAGGAGGGGTTAGGGGAGGAGGTTGCCCGCGGCGTCGACAGCGGCGGCTACCTCCTCTCCCTGTCCCTCTCCTCCCAGCGGAGGAGAGGGGACCCGCCGCGACGCCCTGCCGAAATCCTCAGGCAGGGCGGCGCCTCACCCGCCGGCCTGGCCCGGGAACAGGCGCTTGAAGCCGTCCTGCACCTTGGCGATCGTCTGCGGATCGCGCTGGCGCCAGTACTTCGGATCGGCCATCAGGCGCTTCAGGTCGTCCTCGTTCATCTCCGGGGCCGGCGCGCCGACGGCCCCCAGACCGGGCTCGCCATTCGCCATCATGCGGTGCATGGCGAGCACGCCTTCGTAGGTCGTGGACAGCGCGTCGAACACCTCCGCCGGCAGGTTCTTGCGGCCCCAGGCGCCGAGCGCGGCGGCGACCTCGCGCCACTTGTCCGGTCCGCCGAACTGCTCGATCAGCCGTTCCATCTGCCGCTCCGCCTCGAAGTCCCTGGCCATCTCCTCGATCGCCGGCAGCATCCGCTCGGCCGCCAGGTCGTAGACCAGTTGCGCCTGTTCCGGCGTGAAGCCGGCCGCGTGCAGCGCCGCGTTGATGTCCGGATCGGGCTGGATCATCGGATGGGGCGGCTTTACGGGGTAGTCCTCGGGCGTATCCGGCACGCCGATCGCCCGACGGAACGCGCCCGCGGTCTCCGGCGGACTGTCGGGCTGCGGCAATTCGACCATCCGCGCCAGCTTGCGCTCCAATTCCAGGTAGGAGCGCAGCAGTGCCTGCGTGCGCAGCTCACCCGTTTCCGGATCCCGGAACTTCGCCGGGATCTGCGGGCTGTCGGGAATCCGGCTGCGCCCGGTCGGCTGCGGAACGCGGTTGGAAGCGGCCGGCGCTGGCGCGCTAGCGAGCAGGTTATCGGTCATGCGGGTCGGTCTCCGTTCAAGAGGCGAAAAGCGAAGGGCGATCGGTTTCAGGCGCCGGTGCGCCCGCGTCGGATCAAGGCGAGCAGGGTGGCCGCCAGACGGCGCTGACCTTCCAGGTCGCGCAGCGCGGCCTCGCCGGCCTCGGGCGCCAGCACGCGCTCGAAGGTGATCCGGCGCAGGTGGTCGAGCGCGACCGCTCCGTCCGGACCGCTGAAGCAGCGGGCGAAGGCCCGGGCGACCGCCTCGGCGTCCGGTCGGTCGGCCTCCGGCGTGACGCTCACCGGAGGGCGGGCGTGGGCCGGTTCAGACATCGCCGGCCTCCTGCACAGGTGGCGCGGCCGGCGGGGCGGAGCGCGGCGGCGCGGCGGGTGACGGCGCGCTGGGCGCCGTCTGGCCGGACCGCGCGACGGGGGCCGGCTTGCCACGGGCCGTGGTTTCGGCGGGTGGCGTTTGGGCGGGTGGCGTTTGGGCGGGTGGCGTTTGGGCGGGTCGCGGCGCGCGCGCCGGCGCCCCGGCATCGGGCGGCTCGGGCCGGATCAGCTCGGCCGGCACGCCCATCGTCTCGCCGATCCAGCGCGCCGCGCCCGCGAGATCGACGGTCGACAGCCCGACGTCGCCCAGGGCGGCGACCCGTTCGATCCAGCTGACGGTGTTGGCGACGTCCTTCTGCGCCTGCAGCTGCGCCAGCGGTGCGCGCAGTTGCAGCTGCACCGTCCGCCCGTCCAGGCTCAGCCGGTCGATCTCCCCCCGCCGGGACAGGATCGACAGGGCGCGGGCGACCAGTGGGGTCAGCAGCTCGGCCTGCAGCCGGCCGTAGGTCGCGCCCAGCACACGCGCCGTTTCCTGGCTGCGTTCCAGCACCTCGGTCGCGGTCATGTGCGGGCTGGCCGGCTGGCCCAGCTGACCGGTCAGCAGCGTCCGCCGGATCCGCTCGCGCAGGTCGGTGAGGACGAGTTCGGACACGTCGAACTGGCCGGGGGCCGCGAGCGGGGTCAGCCCGCTGGAGCCGACCGCCTTGGGGATGATCGTGCCCGGCACCAGCCGCACGGTGGCCGGGTTGAGCACGCCGTCGTCGTCCGCCTGCCAGATGCCGGTGACCGCGATCGACGCGTTCTTCAGGGTGAGTTCCACCACCTTGTTGGCGGTGCGGATATCCGGCAGCGCACGCATCACCGGCGAGCGGCCGTAGACCTCGCCCGGCGCCTTCATCCAGCGGAAGTTGACGAACGGCGAACGCCCGAACCGCCCCTCGGCCAGCACGCGCGGGCCCTCGCCGCCGGCCGTGTCGTCGAGCACGGCGAGGTAGTCGTAAGCCGTGCCGTCCGGCAGCACCGCCTCGATCACCGGGAAGCGCTGGGCTTCCGCGTCGGCCCCGGCGGTGTCCGCCCGCGCGGCTTCCGGTAGGTTCGCCTCGCCGAACCGGCGGATCAGCTGGGCGGCCGTCAGCTCGCTGCGCCGGAAGGTGACGTCGAGCTGGCCGTCCGGCCCCTCCTCCAGCACCGCCTCGCGCAGCGGCACCGCGGTGAAGCGGAACGCGCTGGGCGATCCCAGCGCCGCCTCCTCGAACGACAGACAGGCGGTGCCCAGCACCACCAGGTCCAGGAAGCACTGGTGCATCTCGACCGCGAAGTTGGAGCGGTCGAAATGCC